CTATGTAGGCTGTTTGTCAGGCGAAATGGTCTTGACCCGCAGGATTCCCTTGTCGGACAGAAAGTTGCGATATGCCTTGATGGCGACTTCCCACGCTGCTCGCACGACGGTCTGGCCTGACTCGATGACCCGTCCCTGCATATCGACGACCGCGAGGGTTGCCGGTTGTCCATCAGGCGTCGTAATGCGAAGGCCCTGAAAATGCACCGCGCTGATCTGGCTGTTGATCGGTGCGACCACTTGCATGTCCGTCGTCGGCTCCGCATGCTTCGATTGTTTCTTCGTCATTCCGACGTACCTCCTACTCGTTCAATATCTTCACTCTCTCGACACCAATCACAATCCCACTTCGGCATGCCGTGCGGGCATCGGGCATAGCCGTCGTCGATCTCTTTCTCGGGCTCAGTCCAGTCGTCGTCTGTATCGCTCATTTCTGTTCTCCCTCACTAGGAGGGGCGCGGCGCTCGAAGTAAAAGACAATCGGTACGGAGATTTCGGCAACGAGTCCAAATCGGCGAGCGTGCCGATAAGTCGGATAGTTGCGGTTCAGGACATCTAGCGTGCGGCTTAGTTTCTTGCGCCATTCCTCAAGATCCATGGCGTGCTTGTCGATATTGCAGGGCGCACAGGACGGCATGAAGTTGTCGATGACATCGAACTCAGGCCGTGTCGGCGCCCCCGATCTCCATCGGTAGCCGCGATCCGTCTTCACGATCTTTACGTCGCGGCGCACTGGCGCGAAATGATCTGCGTGCCATCGGTCGGAAAGCAACTCACCGCAGTATGCGCAGCGGCCGTCGAACATTTGGCGTACTTGCTCGCGTTCAGCCTTTGTCAGGCGTTTCACGATCCTTCCTCCTGACGTTGGGATAGTTGAGCGTCAATGGCGTCGTCCAGTTGTTCGGCACGCAGCATTTCGCCAATCCCATTGACCACGCTCCACTTCTGACCGCGTCGCAGCAGCCGATACCGCTCCGCATCCCGCTTATACGCAGCAGCGGCTTCGAGAGCGGCGCGAAGTTCGGTGACGGTTTGGCCGATGAAGGCCGGTACGTCATCAGGGCACGCAATCGCCTCGTATAGAAAGGATTCCCCATAGCCTTCGGCATGAGCCTTATCGCGACACTCAGCAATCGTCGATAGCAACGCATCGGCTTCCTGTTTTGACGATTCGAGAGCGGCGAGCAAGGTGTCGATGGCGTCGGCGGCTTCCACCACAAATCCACTGCCGGCGTATCTGCGCAGCTTCGCCGCCAGCGCTTTCATCTTGTCGGTGTCGATTGCCATTCACCACCTCACAATTGCGTACATATTCACAAACTGCTGCTCTTCGTAAAAGAATTCGAGCGTGTATCCAAACTCCTTCAGGATTTTCTCAGCCTCTTTCCACGCCGCTCCGCCCTCGTATCCAACGTTCGCCCACCAGTCATGCAGGATGATTTGCCTCTGCTTCTTTTCGGCTGCGGCACGGATAAGCGGCTCAAGCGCCTCGACCCGCTCGCGAATCGTCGGGCCGGCCAGTTCTCTCGCTTCAGATGCTGGTATCACGATTTCTCTCCCTGATCGCTAGTGGGGGCGGTCTTGAGGGCAGATACTCGGTGACTTTTGTGCGCCGCGGCTTTCACTATGGTCTGCAATGTCACGCCGTAACGATCCGCAAGTTGCTTTGCCCCCCCAATATCTTCCGCCCTTGGCCCTGGTAGCTCGGATTTCCTCGACTTGCTCAGACGTCAATCTTGCTTGGCCGTTTCTGGTCCCGGCCGCTTGTCTTCCTCGGGCAACCGTAGCCAAAATATTCTGGTGTGCCGTCACATACCGAAGGTTGTACTTCGAATTGTTTCGCCTATTTCCATCAATGTGATCTATTTGCATTCCGTCAGGGCGACGTCCTATCCATGATTCGGCAACGATCTTGTGTGCAAGTCGTCTCTCTACATTCCCTCCAACTGAAAGGCACACCACTACATAGCCCTTGCTATAAACGGTTCCAGATACGATGCGATTGTTACGTTTATTCCTGATTTGCCCCGAAGCCGAGACTTCGTAAAAAGCTTCGAAGCCAACCACGTCACGCCACTCCGTCAGCATGTCATCGGTGATCTTCATGATTCGCCTCCTTGGGTGCGGGCGGCGGGCAACAACTTCCAGTCGCCATCCTCGGGCTTTCCGAAGCTCAGGCCGGGGTGATACACCAGCTTTTCGTGATACCGATCTTCGCTACGTCCCTGAAGTACCCATTTCACGGGGAGGCACGTCTCGCCGAATTCGCGCTTCCCAACGATTCGGTACTGCATCGGAGAGCCGTCGTCGTGAAGGGCGATTCCGTCGCGCGATGAGCTCGCGCCGTACTCTATGTTGTCTCCTTTGTATAGGAAGAAGAAACGGCCTCCAACCTTTACACCGAGTTCTCCGAGATCGTTCACGATCCACTGCGGCTCGGTATCCGTCACCTCGGCGCGCGGCTCCGGCTGGCCCGGATTGGCTTGCGAGAATGCGGCGCGTGCAAGTTCCGCGCGGGCGGCGTCTCGATCATCAAGCGCATGGCTCCACGATCCCGCCGACCATTTCGGGTGATTCACGATTTCTCTGGCTTCATCAGTCGTTACGTCCAGAAATACGGCGGTGAAAGCTTTGCGCTTCGCCCGCTCATCGCCCCGCACTGCTGCATCATCTGCTACGGGCTGGCCCGGATGAGCGGCGAGAATCGATCGAAGCACTTCCTGCTCGTATGGTGTTGACGTGCGCGCGAGGCTTTCGAGCGTGCTGCGCTGCTCGTCCGTCAGCCCGGCCCGAGCGTCTGCCTGCGCGGGCGGCTGCGGGGCGGCCGCGATTCCTCTCGCCCATACGATGGAATCTTTCCATCCCGCATCGATCGCTTCCTCCATGGCGCGGCACATCTCAAAAGTCGGTGCGACAGGCACAAGCTTCCATCCGGCCGGGATCGCCATCGGTTCCGCCCCTTCCGCCCCCGTCTCGTTGGCAGATGCGGCGCGGCCTGCTTGCCAGCCTGCGCAGAACACATCGAACGGCGGCATCGATTGCCATGCGCCTTTCAGCGATTCGAACGCCGCCCGTTCGTCCGCCGGCGAGGGTGCGAACGAAGCATCGCGAGTATGTGTAATAGGGCAGCACATCGAACCGCCTTCATCCCCGTAGACGCCTTTGGGGTGCACGCAGATAGCGGCTGAAAGTGCGAATTCTCGATCGGTGGGCGTATCGATCGGCGCTGATGCGGGCTGCTCGTCCGCCGGCGCGGGTGCGGGGCTCTTTTCGTTGTGGGGAGTCATGCTGCCTCCGTAGCGCGTTGAGCGAGTGCATCGTCGACCTTCCTACGCGACGCGGTCACGCGAGCGGCGCGCTCCCGGCGTAGCGCATGCGCGAGTTGCCACGCTTCTTCCGTGAACGTGATCCAGTGCGTCGGCTCCCGGAGGCCCGACAGCGGCCCAAGCAATCGGGCAGGGATGCACCCGAATGTCAAAATGCCGGCGTCCGCGAACTTGCGCAGTGCGGTCATGTCGTCGGCATTCATCCGGATACCTTCGAGCAGGCCGCCGCAGTCCACGCAGCAGGATTCGGCGTAGAGGATGATGCTGCGCTCGACCTTCGTGAGCGCGTTGATGTCAATCGTGGTCATGGTGTAGTCCTCAGGTGGTCAGACTTGGACGACGTGTCCGAGGTTGGCGTCGAGCAGCGCGTATGCGTTCCGACGCCCGTAGGCGATGAGGCATATCGGTGCGCCGCTGTTGAACGGAGCGCGCCGGCCGTCGGCGTAGTGGAAGTGAGGGCGCCCGCGAACGAAGCACACAGCCTCGGCGGCGGCCCACACGGTTTCGAAGAACGTCGCCGTCTCGGTGCGTGCCGGGATCAGCGCAACGCCGTTTCCATGCTCGGCCATGCGCCGCATCCACTTCGAAGCCTCACGACCGAACGGCGGATTGAGCCAGACGCGCCCGCGCCATTCGCGCATCAACCCGTTGTCAGCGATCGTGTAGTGCTCGCGCGCGGTAGCCCAAGGCCGGTTTATCGGCGCGCACGGATCGAGATCGAACTCGCCGAGCGCTGTCAGCCATTCCGGCGGTGTCAGCCATTCGTCGTTCTTCATCCGTGCGCTCTGGTGTGACGACAAGCTCATCGCATCCTCAATTCGTTGCATCAGCATCAGGGGTGGGTGCTCGGCTCGCATATGGCAGCGTTGGGTAGCATGAAGGCCGCTGCGCTGCAGACCTGTTCAACGTGCGACGGCGCCCACCCGTCACTCCGAGCACCCACCGATGACGCCGGTGGAGAAAAGCGGGGCGAAACTTCCGCCCCTGAAAAACACGTCGCGCAATCCGAGGGCCAGTAATGCACACGCGACGCTGAAGGAGACTGCTACGTGCGTTGGACGGTGGGAGCGCGCTCGAAACGCTCGGCTCGCTGTTCCAGCACCACCTGCATCGCCAGAAAAAGGGCGATCGCCACTGCCGCGCCGATCCAGATCTTCAGAAAGGCCATGTCAGCGCTCCTGCGCGATATGCGGCGCAGAGAAACCAGACGCAGCCGATCGCGACTCCGTACGCGAATGCGACAGCGCTTCCCTTGGCGACATACCCGTGAACCTGTTCACATGAGGCGAGCAGGGCGTTGTCGTTTTGCGCACGCGATACAGACGATTGTTTGTAATCGCGCAATACAGGCGATAGGCTGTTGAGAGAGGTGCGCATCATGCCTCCTTCGGCTCGTCGAGCATCCAGTCGATCCACTGGATGCGCGCCTCGCGGCGCTCGGCCGGCGTCCGCGGGATGCGCCACAGGCGCGGGGGCTTCACGAGCTCGTGGCGGGCGATCCACTCTTCGAGGGTCGTGTACGGCGAGAGCGCGCGCTGGATGTATGCCCTGAGCCCTTCCGCTGCGGTGTTGAGCTTCGGGTAGCGGCGCGCCACGCGGTTCAACGCAAAGCACAGGTGGGCATCGCGGCCCTCCGCGATGTACTGGCGGGCCACTATCAGGGCGACGCGCTGTTCTTGGGTGAGTGCCATCACACGCCTCCATTGATCGTGAAATGCCGCACCGGCTCCGGCGCCTTCTTCCGGCCGGCTTTGATCAGCGCCGCGTCGATCGCAAGACGAACACCGGAGGTGAGCATGATCGTTCCGGCATCAGCGTCGGCGGCGACGATTTCGAGGATTTCGGCCATGTTGGGCGATGCGGCGAACAGCGTAGCGAGCATAGAGCCGCGGTCATTTGCCGCCGAGCAGTCGGCGACGAGCAAGCCAGACGGATCGACGTCGGTGCGCTTCGTGCGCACGAACCATCCGCAGGCTTCGAGCTCGGGCATGGTGGTGATCTCGTTCATGCTTCACCTCGCGCGCGGAGCATGGCGTCGGCGATCCGATAGGACGCCTTTGCGAGAATGTCCGCATCCCCGGCCTTTTCGAGCGTGACATTCGAGTCAGCAAGAGCGCCTTGCATCACCTTCGCCGCGAAGTAGTCGCGGAGCGACATGCCGGGCAGCGGGATGCTGCTGAACGGAGGGCAGACCTGACCGTTCGGTGCGATGGCGTTCAGGTCGCTGTCGTTGGCCCATGTGGCCGGGAATGCCGGGCCGCCGTCGTTGATCTTGTCCATGTGATCCCTCGGTGTGGTGTGATTGCCCGCAGGGCGGGCGCGGTTGATCAGGTGACTTCTCGTTCGGCGAGCACTTCGTCGACTTTCCTGCGCGATGCAGAGCCGCGGGCCGCTCGCTGGCGACGCAGTGCATGCGCCAGCTGCCACGCATCATCAGTAAGCGTGATCCAGTGCGTCGGCTGTCTGAGGCCGGAGAGCGATGCGAGCAGATGATAGGGAATGCGACCGAAGCTGAGGATGCCTGCGTCCGCGAACTTGCGAAGCGCTGTCATGTCATCGGCGTTCATGCGCTCGCCTTCGAGCAGGCCGCCGGCGTCCACGCAGCAGGTTTCAGCGTAGAGCAGGATGCTTCGCTCGACCTTCGTGAGCGTGGCGATGTCGATGGGGGTCATGTCTTTCTCCTGTAGCGGGAGCAGTTGGTCAGGCAGCAACCTTTCCTTGTTGCCACGGTGCAGTGCCAAGGCACATACGCTTGAACATTTCTGTTTGTGCGTCCCGTGCGGCGGCCCCTGCGGCGACCCATGCGGCGTCCCCTGCGGCGGCCCATGCGGCGTCCCGTGCGGCCCATGCGGCGCCCCCTGCGGCGGCCCCTGCGGCGTCCCGTGCGGCCCATGCGGCGGCCCCTGCGGCGTCCCGTGCGGCCCCTGCGGCGACCCATGCGGCGTCCCGTGCGGCCCCTGCGGCGTCCCCTGCGGCGTCCCCTGCGGCCCGTGCGGCGACCCATGCGGCGTCCCGTGCGGCCCCTGCGGCGTCCCCTGCGGCGTCCCCTGCGGCCCGTGCGGCGGCCCATGCGGCGGCCCGCTCTTCCTCAGTGGCCTCACCATTAGCGAAGCGTTCCGCAACGTCCAACGCATCCTTGCTGCGCTGGTCTTGCATCAGGTGTTCGACCTTCCGCGCGCACCAGACGGCGAACAGCCGAATATCGCGGTCTGCACCTGATACGCAGCGAAGCGTCCAGATCGCATCGTCGAGCCCGTTGCTCTTGAGGATGTCGAGCAGAGGGATTTCGGCGTCATGCCGGAAGCGGATGTAGCTTTCGCGGTCCTCATCCTTTTCGGTGAAAGGCTGACCTTGGAGCGAGCGCACGAGCTTGTTGTAGCCTTCGTAGCACGCGCCAGCTTTGCGAAGCGCATCGAGCGTGACGGTAAAGCGCGGAGTATTTTCCATTGCCTTTACTTTTAGGTGGATTAGCAGGTGCCGCTTCCGCTCGCCGCGATGATGTAGACGACGATGAGCAGCGCGATAACGAACAACACGTCGAGCCTGAACATGATCATCCCTTCAACTGAGTTTCGAACCAGCGCATGAACTGCTCGACGGTGCCGTGCGTGGTCTTCTTCTGGCCGCGCACGCGCCAGCTTTGCGAAGCGCAGCGAGCGTGACGGTAAAGCGCGGGGCGGTGGTATTCATGTCGGTTGTCATCGTCGTATCCTGTATATGAGCAGGACTCCAAATCGAATTGGCTTCGGATTTATCTCATGCCGCTTGACTGCGCTCAAGGAATGGCACTGCGATCAATGCCATTCGATTAGTGCAGTCGCAAATACAGCACTCAGGGAGGGCGCCTCGATTCCACCAAACGGAGACCGTATGCAGTTACGGGCTATTTAGAGCCGCCGCGCCGGCTTGAGGCGCCCTCACTGAAAGCTGTTGAGCGGTGTCGGGCGCTACCCCGTTTCTCGGCTACACCGTAGAGCCGGCCGGTTGCTCCCTCGCGGGTCCCGGCGCACTAGTTGCACACGATGCTCAGGGAAGGGTGGCGGCCCCGTTGGTTATGTGCATAGAATGCAGTCGCCAAACAAACAATCCAGCACACAGGGGCCGCCATTGGAAGCGTTAAACGTCTTGAAAAATCTCACTCTCGACTACTGGTACAAGATGCTGATACCCCTAGCTTTAGGCTTGTTTGTTCTGGCGATTACCGTTGACCTGCGCGTGATTTCCAATGGATCGCTCGTTCTTCTCGCGATAGGGCTGTTCATGATCGGGCTCGGCGAGTGGATCAATCACCCGCGCCAAGAGGCAATCAACCTCCACCTCAACATGAAGATCACCCTGCATCGATGGAAGCCGAAGGCATGGGGAATTGCACTCGACTTGGCGGGTGCCGTCCTCGGTGGCATCGGGTTTTTCGGAATCGTCCGAGCGGCAATCCGCGCTGCGGCCTAGCTCTGCCCTGAGCATCATGGTCGCGCCCGATGGCGCTGATCTCAGCAGTACACGCATAACGTGCAGACAGCGGGCCGTTACTACGTCTTCCTCCCGCCGTTTCGACCTATTACGAGGCGAGGGCGCTTTCGCTCCACCACGATTCGGTCGCTCGACCATCGCCGGCCTTGTAGCGAATCAAATACCCGTTTTCCGCATTCGAGTACTCGGCGCGGCCGATCACGGTACCGGTTTCGCCGCTCGCGGCAATCGTCACGGCATCATTCAAGTTGAACTTGAAACTCATTTCTCTTTCCTCTGATTGGTGGGAGATTCCTTCATGGATAATGAAAAGGCCGGACCCAAAAACGGCAATCTCATTAACCTGTTTTCTGGAGGAATCTCCCAATGAACAGCATTACAGGGCGCAACCACCACGTACCAACAACCCCGATTCCCACCGAAATTCCTGGAAACCGGGAACCGATACCGCCAGTGCGCCCGAAGGCGTAACTAGCAGTTGATCGTCGATGCGTTCTCACTGAAAGCGCATCGGCTATCGATGCTTCACTCGCGCGCCCGGCTACTCCCGGCCGTGCCGGTTCCGGGCCGCGCGAGGTTGCGACGAGTTACCACGCCACTCATCGCTGGGCGCCGCAATGCGGTAGCAGCTCATCTGGCCGCCATTTCCCGCGCTTTTACTTCAGCCGCGCGAGGCCAAGGGCTGGGTGCTGAGCACCTATTCATCTTCCAGCAGGGTTAAAGAGCGTTCCGCCGAGGCGGTGCGCCTATGCGCGTGGTATTTCGATTCAGCACTCAGCGGGAGCGCCTGATCTCACTTCCTCACGACGGAGATCATGTACGGGCTATTTAGAGTCGCCGCGCCGACTTCAGGCGCCCCCACTCAGTGCTGAAAAAGCAAGTTTCGTGTTACGGTCAAGCGGGGAAGTAGAAGACGATTCTCTTTCCCGGCCTCACGAATTGACCAAGGAGATCAATATCAAAATGAATATTCGTTGTGCTCGCATCATTGGCCCCGACCGCGACCGGTTTACTTGCACTGTTGGCGGTCGAACCTTTGAGGTCTACCTTCGAGACGTCTCGCGATATCCCGATTCTCTCGACCTTGATGACGCCAACACGGATGGAACAATTCACGTTGCGGCCATCGACAAACCCCGCAAGGCGGTGAAGCAGATTGCCGAGCCTTTCGCGCAGGCGAAATCCGGTGATCTCGTCGTGCTGCTTAGCACGGGACACGAATCCCGCAAGGCGACCCTCGACGTACTCGGCCTCGATGACTCGGGTGTCGCTCTCGATCGTCAGTAACTTCCAGTTCGCCTGATCCATTCCTAGCTCCACGTTCGCCGCCCCTTGCTGGGGCGGTAGCGCAGCGTTCGGTGCTGCGTTGGGATGAACTATACGCGAATGAATGGAAATGGCAAGAGAAATCTAATTGCGAATGAATGGATTGTTGTGAGGTGAGGGCGGCAGAGGCATGCTTACGGTGCGCCTACATGTCGTAGGCAGAGGCAGCGGTGGCGAATCTCGGGCCGAAGAAAGCCGGGATGTTCTAACGAGACCAAGAAGATGAGTAGCTATGCGATCGCGGCCGCGATCATTTTCGGGAGCATGCTTGCAGCTTGCGGTGACAAGGAAGACGAGCTAGTGAGTCGCGCAAAGCGTGAAAGGGACAGCCAAGCCATCACGCAGTGCCAAGACTACGCTCGATCACAGGCTGCCCACCCGAGTACAGTGGATTTTTCGATTTGGGGTGCACGGGTTGTCGAGCAGCCAGACGGCAGCGTGATCGTGGGCTCAACTTTTACTGCCAAAAACGGCTTCGGCGCCGAACTGAAGTTTGAGGTCGCGTGCCAAGTCAATGGTCGCGGAATCGTCCAGGCGGGCGTTCGAGAGGCGAGCCGCTAAGTTGCCATCCCGATCGCATCGCATTGGGCTCGCCTGGGGGGCGTGCCCCCTTGCGCCGCGATCTCTGAACGATTGAACGCCGAGTGATGGGCAACGGTCGATCTCGGGCGTTTGCGTCGGGTTCTCGAGCGGTTGTCTGTCCGGGGAAACAGCCCATATAGAGATGTCAGAAATGAAAAGCCCCGCTCAGCGGCGGGGCTTTGGTGCGAGCAAGAGCAATTATGCTGCGATCCGAGCGGCAGCCTGCGCGCGCAGATGGCTTGGGCAAAGGGCGCGAATAGCGTCCTCCACGGGCATCTCGTTAGCAACCTTCTGAAATTCATCGGCAACGCGCTCGGCAATGACCCTTAAATCGGAGCCCTGAGCCTTGAGGTGGACGATGTTCATACTTTCTCCTTGTTGGTGCGGTACTATACCGCTCGAATGACAAGCCAGCGACCTTCCATGGACACTTCTGCATCCAGATTCGCTGAATCTTGCTGCAACTTTTCCGCTACAGAGACTAGCATCCGAAGCAAATATGTGCTGCGGCCATAGAGCTTCAAGACCTTCGCGGGGTGGACTGCTCCAAGTTTGACAGTCCCGACAATCGCCGCAAAGTAGATATCGATAACCTGCCGCAGCCGATCGAGGTCAGCTTGAACATGAACCTCATCGAATTCCGGGGCCAAATCAACCTGAAGCATTTTCAGCCAGCCGACGTCGCGGCCGGCGCGCCGGGTGTGAAGCATCGATACTATTGCCGAAGCAGTTTGCGCGCCGTCATGAAAAACTCCGTACGCAAACTCATTGTCGGCCGTCCGCGTGTACTCCCGATTTCCTTCGGCCGAGTCCAGGGCCCGCTTGTACTCGAGATCGAACATGTCGTGCTTCTCAAGATACTGCGACCACTCCGCCCGTGTTTTTTCGAACTCATCCTGCGTGAACTGCTTGAGCTGGTAGCTCATTCTTATGTGTCCTCTTGCGCCAGTTCGTCGAGCGATGCGACGAATTCCCCATCATTGTTATGAACTTTGCAATTGGCCGATACTGCTCATCCGTGTCAACAACATTGTACCTTGCAATTTCGGACAGTGCTATTGACATCGCCTTCGGCCCCACGCATCAAGCCCGTTCAATCGATTGATATGGCGTTATGTAGCAGCGTTACGACAGTCCTCACATGCGCACTCGGATTGCGACCTACCCATTGGTTAACCTCTTAACCCAGTTGAAAGCTCCCTAATTCCTTGGCAAACTACTGTATAGGTGTACAGTATTTCAAGCGGGTAAGAGGGGGCTAGGGTGAAACGAGAGACTGGGGTGCGCGGGCTGCGGTGCAGGCCGGGGGATCTGGCTAGGATCAAAGAGGCTTGGAATCCGGCCCTGATTGGCAGGATCGTGTTGGTCAAAGCGGCCCATTCGGAAACGGAGTGGGTCGTCATGCTGCTGGGGGAGCCGGGCATTACCCTGACGAAAAATAGAAAGAGGATTGCAGCCAGCAATTGCGTGCTGGCATATGACTCGGCACTAGAGCCGATCCGTGCCGTTGAGGCCGGGACCGGCGATGAAATCACGGCTGCAGATGTGGAAGGTCGCCGTCGTCGGCACAGCTTGCCTGCGCCGGTATCGCTCTAAGCAATGTTGCGACGGCCGCAAACACTTCTTCGGAGACGCCGGCCTCGTTAGCTCGCTTGATCTCGGAAATCAAATTCTGCACGTGAAGCGGAAGCGGGCGGGGCGCGTCGGCCGCCCGGTCGTGTGGCTGCGGGGAATATAGCTCCGCCACGAACTTCGGGCCGCGCTCGGTAAGAAGCCATTCGCACGTCACGCCGAACGGGATAGCCAAAGCTGCCAAGGTTTCCATCTCGGGCACTGAGCCGCCGCGCAAAATGCGGCTGATCGTCGGCTGCGGAACTCCAGTGTCGCGTGAAAGCTTGCTCTGCCCACGCTCTCCATAGTTGGGGTGGGCATGAAGCAGCTCTTTCAATCGGTCGCCGACTTTTTTCATGGCGAGACTATGCGTCAATGAATAAGCCATATCAACAAATCACTCGACCGCGCATTGACAATTAGTCATTCGCGTATAGAATGTTTGCATGGACATGCCAACTACTGCCACCGCGCTTCTCAGCGACATCAAGGCCCAGCGAGGCCTGAGCGAAGTCGCGATCGCGCGTCGTCTCCAGATTTCCCAGCCGACGGTCAATCGAATCCTGCGAGGGAAATCGGATTGCAAGAGCAGTACGTTTGTGGCGATACAAGCATGGTGGAAAGAGCTCGCTCAACAAAAATAGGTGGCGTGACATGACAGATGAACAGATGACTCGCGGTTCGGTGGCTGGGATGGGAGCTAGGTCGATCAAAGCACTCGAATCCGGTGACATGGATGCGTTGCTGCGCGGCCTGCTGATCTTGTGTTCCAACTGGTTTGAGCGAGCGGGTTGGGTTGTAGAGGCCCGGTTGGCGGTGAGTGCAGCAGACCTCGCCGAGTTGCCGGCTGAGAAGCGGGTATTTGCATCGGTGGCGTGTGATTTGCATGACATCGTGACCTCAACCCCGCAAGGTCGGCAGGCCCTGCTTAATCTCCGCCGCAAGCCACTCGCGAAGGATTTGAAATGAGAAAGATGCGGCAGGCTTGATGAGCGTGGTCTTTGCCTTATTCCAGATTGTGTCGCTGCGGGCTGCATCGACGAATTCGCAGCCGGACCAGGTGAGTCGGATGACGGACGCATCGGGCGGGTCATCGAGGGGGCTGAGATATTCAGAAACATGTGCGTGCACCAAGCCGGCTTCCTTCATCCAGATGACGTGAATGCCAAACACTTCCGGGGCAACGTCGTCAAGGCCGGTCAGGTGGTACCCGTATTGAAGGTCTTCTGCTGCCAGGGCAATGCGGCGAACGATGTCCATATCACGCTTCATAGTTAGCGGTCTCAGAGGTTGGTTATTGAAAGTATTTCGGGATCTTCCCGCTCAACAAAAGGAGACGATCTGACATGGCGGCGTCAATGCACCCCGGTACCCGGCTCGGAACCAGCCTCTGCGTCAATCTGCGACTTGAGGGCGGCGAACTTGCTGCGAGTATCGGCATCGAGGGGAACTCGGAAGTGCGCACAGAAGCGCCGGAATTCTGCGAGATCGAACGCAATGCGGACGGGAGTACCACCTGCCCGGCGCACCTGATCTTCGCGTTGCTCGGCTCCAGCCCGCCAGTCTTCATACCGGGAGGGCAGCTTGTGACCGTCGTCCATGACGGACTTGATCTGGTCGTACTCGGTGGCGCTGTACCAGCACTGAGCTATGCGCCGTCCCGAGGCAATGTTTCCGATATTTGATTTTTCATTCATGAGGGTTTCTCTCATTGAACAAAAGGAGGACGCATGAAGCGCCTGTATGCACGCCTGGTCCTGTGGCTGATCCGGCCGGCACTCGATGTCGCCCTGGGCGACCGGGATCGGCAGGGCGATTCCACATGGCGAATGAAGTGCGCCGTCTCGGTTTCCGGGCGCCATTGGGTGATCTCGAAGGATGGCGCGTTCGCAATCACTCGCGGCGAAGAGCGGCCCTCGTAAAGTCGCTTCGATCGGCGCGGAGCGTCGAAACGGTAGTCGACGTTAGCCTTTTGCTGGCTGCGCCACATCGACGTTGAGAACGACGTCGACAACGCCGTCGGAGCGAATTTGAAACTCGCGCGAGTGGATTAGAAACGCGCCGGGCAGGCCTTCGAAGGAGATGACGTCTCCGTCGTTCGGAGTGAACCCTGCGCGGAACTTGAGCGCATCGGGAATGTTGGTTGGAATTGACGAGGCGGTGGCGCCGATGAAGTTGAATGTGACTTTTGCTTCTTCCATGATGGGTCCCCGTATCGAAATGGCTGTGTAAGAGCTGCCAATTCTAATGCGAAAGCCGGGAACCCTCGCCCCAATGCAGTAGATCGCGCCCACATGGCGTGATTGATCAAAATGAAAATTCGTTCGCGTCATAGGGATGCACTTTAGTTGTCCTTACCGCGAACGAACAACGTTCAGATGAGGATCGAATGAACATCATTGATGCGGCTTATGCGGTCGTTCACGACTACCCAGGTGGTAGCGAGTCGCTGGCGCCACGGCTCGGCATGTCGGGCGCGATGCTGCGAAACAAGGTCAATCCGAACAACGACACCCACAAGCTGAGTCTCGCGGAGGCCGCTCGGATTGCTGATGTCACGAACGATGACCGGATTTTGGAGGCGTGGGCGCGCGAGCGCGGTTACGCGCTTGTCGAGATTCCGTCGCCGGAGAACTGCTCGGACGGCGAGATTATCGAGCTGATGGCGAAGACATGGGAGACCAACGGCGACATCGGCAAGGAAATCATTCGGACGTTCGAAGATGGCCGCGTCGAGAAACACGAGGTGCTTCGCGTGAAGGAGCGCACGTGGAAGCACTTTCAGATGCTGCTCGGTCTTGTCAGCCGAATTGAAGGCATGGCGGAGGAGCAGTGATGGATCAGCACCAGGCATCTACGGACCTCGAGCAACTCGCCGCGCTCGCTCGTCAGCCGACGAAGCTGCCGGGCGGACTCGCGGAGTGGTTGGCGAGGCGTCCCACCTATCCCCGCATTTGCCTGTCGTGCGGTGCGGTTGAATCCCTCGACGGCTCGGTGCCGTGCGATCACTGAGGACCGACTAATGGCAATGAACGCAATCCGGCCGTACGCCGAAGCAGGCGAGCTTAACGTCTCGTCTATCGGTCCGTACGCGCTGACGCTGATCGTTGAGGCTGTATGAGCTTAGACGCAACGACATGGGCGCGGCATCAGAAGGTAGGCAAGGGGCCGGCGAAGGCGGTCCTGATGGCGCTCGCCGACTACGCAAACGAAGACTTCATCACGTACCCCAGCGTTGAAACGCTTGTCGCATGGACTGAGCAGGACCGCAAGACGGTTCTCGCGAACCTCGATCGCCTGAAGGAAGCGGGGTGGATTACGGACACGGGCGAGCGCGCCGGACGTACGCGTCAGGTCGTCGTCTACCAGATCAATGTGGATCGGGGTGTGGAGGTGAAGATCGGGCCGCGAGAGTTATTAACAGGCCCGAAATCGGAACCGTCCCAAAACCGGAACAGTTCCGAAAACGGAACAGTCCCAAATTCCACCGGAAACAGTCCCAATTTTGACGGGAAACAGTCCCAAAAACCGCCGGAAACAGTCCCAAATTTGGGACACAGAACAGTAGGAACAGTAGAGAACAGTAGGAACAGTGTTGGTGCGCGCGGAACGCGCTTACCCGACGACTGGGTTCTCACGAAGGCGTTGGGCGAATGGGCGCTCGCTGAGCAACCGACGTGGACCGTCGAGCACGTCCGGAAGGTCGCCGAGAAGTTCGCTGACCACTGGCGAGCGCAGCCGGGCCAGAAGGGACGAAAGACGGACTGGGCGGCCACGTGGCGCAACTGGGTTCGCACTGAAAAGCCGCTGGCCGGTGCGGCCGTCGGCGGAGGCAACAAGCAGGAGTCGTTGGAGGCCCGGAATCACGAGATTGCACGCCGGGCCGCTGAGAAGTTCAAGGCGCAGAACGGAGGTGCGGCATGACGCCGAGCGACTACGAGGAATTTTCGAACCTGATGGCCGGCGTGTTCGCGTTCTACAAGCGCGACGTTTCGGAATTCGCCCTTGGCGTATGGTGGGCCGCGATGAAGCCCTACGACCTGGCTGCCGTAACGGACGCGCTCGGTCGACACAGCGTCAATCCTGACTCCGGTCAGTTCATGCCGATGCCTGCGGACATCGTGAAGATGCTCGGCGGATCGACGCAAGACGCGGCGCTCGTTGCATGGGCGAAGGTCGATCGTGCGGTCCGGTCGTGCGGCACCTACAACAGCGTCGTTTTCGACGACGCGCTGATCCATCGGGTGATCGTCGAAATGGGTGGCTGGGTGCTGATCGGCGGGAAGAGCGAGGACGACTGGCCCTTCGTGCGTAACGAGTTCGTCAACCGTTACCGCGGCTACAAGATGCGTAGCGAGACGCCGGAATACCTGCCGGTGCTGATTGGAATGGCCGAGGCGCAGAACAATCGGACCGGGCACAAAAGCCAGCCGCCCGTGCTGATCGGCGACGCACACGCCGCTCATCGCGTGATGCTCGGCGGCCAGGACAAACCGATGCTCGGCTTCGTGCGCATGGCGCCGGAATTGGCGGCGAATCGTCCGTTGCCGCAGCTCGGGGCGGCATGACCGTCGACGAGTGCCGCGAGCGGTTTATGGCTGCGGTGCGCGACGCGCGGGCCGGAAGGAACGGGAAGGCGCGCGAGCTCATCGCGGCGGTACGCGAGCGGTTCGGGGACGCGGCGGCCGAGACGGCACGGCGCGAATTGAGGAATTACGTGGATAGCGACAAGAAGGCATGACGAAACGAACAGCTTGGCCGATGCGGGTCGACGCCGGCACGAAGAACGTCGGGACGGCACGCGTGCACGACGACTCGCGACCGAAGATGACGACCGCGCAGAGGGCGATTTTCGAGGCGACGGGCAATCGGCCGCACGTCGACGCCGCATTTGACGACATCAGCGATGGGATCGATGCGCCGCCGGTTCTCACGCCTGCGTACCGCCAGCCGGACGCAAAGACTCGCATGCAGGCGCTCGGTCGACTGAAGGCCGGCGCGATGAACAAGACCGAGCAGCGCTACGCCGACCATCTGGAGGCGCGGAAGCAGGCCGGCGAAATCGTCTGGTATCGATTCGAGGGCATCAAGTTCCGTCTCGCCGACAACACGTTCTACACGCCCGATTTCACGGTGATGCTCGCGAACGGCCAGCTCGAGGCGCACGAGGTGAAGGGGCATTGGCAAGACGACGCGCGCGTGAAGGTGAAGGTCGCGGCGGATCAATACCCGGTGCGCTTTGTGGCCGTGAAGGCGGCCGCGGTGAGGGACGGTGGCGGCTGGCAAACGGAGGAATTCTGATGGCGGGGAACAAGAAGCCGCGCAAGGCATATCGCCCGCGCGCAGTGCGCCGCACGGCTGGTTTCGATGTCCTGGAGCGCCGCACGCCGATGGACGGCGATCAGAAAACGGATCTCGGTATCGCCTACTACATGGCGCTGAACGAGATGACAAACGGCCGTGGCACCGAGGAGCACTGGTCGACGGTTGCGTGTGCGCTGAACATCGCGCTGGTTATCGCGGAGACCGGCCCGGGCCTCGACAGCATCAGCATCATCAAAAGCGCGCTGGCCGGCGCCGTCCGAGCGCGAGACAGAGCCGCTCGAGTCGGGAAGTGGGGATTCGACGGCGACGCGCTGATCGACATTCGAATCGCACTCGAAATCCACGACGCTCAGATGGCGACGGTTTCGAAGGCGGCAATTCTGAAAGCGCTCGGCGAGGTCCATCGCAGGATCGACGCGGGCGAAGTATTTAAGGAGGCAGCGTGAGCAAGCGCCCGTGGCAGAAATGGAGCGAGCAGGAGGAGGCCGATCTCCGGCGCGTGTGGACGGCGGACGGTCCGATTAAGCAGTACCTCGACCTGTTCAACGGCAGAAGCATGCACGCGGTGCTGGCGCATGGTGCGGATATGGGCCTCGGGGAGCGGCCGAACCGGAACGCTCGGGCTGGCCATCCGACGGAGTCGGCCATTCTGCGTGCGCTCAAGCTCGGTCCCATGGACTCACTCGAGTTATCCGCGAAGACCGGGATCTCGCGCCGCACGGTGATGAAGCACCTGAAGGCTCTGCATGCCAAGCGGCATGTCTACGTCTCTGCTTGGGAACGGTTCGGCGCAAGCGGTTATCCGGCACGCATCTACGCGCTCGGAAATCGCAAGGATGCGCCGCGGCCGCCGGCGCGCACGCCCGGGCAGAAGTGGCAGGACCGCATGTCGCACCTGAAGAAGCACCGCCCGGACGAATACATGCGCGTGATGGCGCGTCGCCGCGCGAACGCCCAGCGGCGCACCGGCACTGCTAAGCGCGACATCGCGGCACAGGCGCTGTTTGGGAGGGCGACGGCATGAAGCGATCCGGATTCAAGCCGCGCAAGAAACCGATGGCGCGCGGATCGTGGTCCCGAAAAAGCTCACCGTTGCCCGAGCAGGCCCCGCGCAAGAAGTTGATGGCACGCCGTGCGAAGCGCCCGACCGTGGCCGAGGGCTCGAAGTACCTGGCGGCCTGCCGTGGCGAGCCGTGCTATTTGCGCGTGCCCGGTGTCTGCCGGCTGAATCCGATCGATGACACGGTGGTGCCGTGCCACTCGAACCAAGGCCGTCACGGGAAGGCTGGCGCGATGAAGGCGAAAAACGAGTTCACGGTCCCCGGCTGCGCAGCGTGTCACGCATGGCTCGATCAGAACCGCGCCGGTACGCCGAAGCAGGTCAAGTTCGACGTGTGGAATCGGGCTTTCGAGGAATGGGCGCCCGTGCGCGCGCGAAAGATGGGAGAGGCAAATTGCCAGTGATTCTTACCGTGCAGCTGCCTGCGGGCCGGCACAGTTTCAAGCGAAAGCACGGCATGGGGCCGGCGATCAGTTCCGAGATGCACCGGCCGCTGGTAACGACCGTCTATCGGATCGCGCGGATTCCGACCGTCAAGCGGCAACTGCTCGCGGTCGTCGAGGTGGATGCGTTCATCCCGGAACGGCACCGGACACACATCGCGCCGAGTGATCCCCGCTGGGTGCGGCCGGGAGTGCTGCGCACGAAGGCGTACTGGATCGACAACAAGAAGTCACGAGCGCTCGGGCAGTTTCTCGCGAGCGATGCACTGGAGGTGCACCTGGAGGATGAGGCATGAGCGCTGCTGCATGCGTTCTGTACGGGGATGTGCCGGAGCCTTTGCTCATATCGGCGATCCGTCATCGCGATTCGGTGACCGGCGCGGAGCTCATCGCATTCGACGAATGCCCTTTCTCGGGGGAGATCACCGAGACGGAGCACGGCGTGCAGATCGCCTTTCCGTGGCCGCGCAATCGGACGCTGCGCCACGCCATAGGAGATTGGCTCACGCATTACGGCATCAATTTCACAGTCGTCATGTGACGGCGCAGCAAGCATTCAACAGGCAACTATTCAGGCGGCGACACAATGAGCGAAATCGAATTCAAGTCGGCATTTGATGCAGTGCGGTTCGCGCTGGCGTACTCGACGCAGCAGTACGGCGAAACGATGATGGCGAAGCGCCTGCGGGGTGAATCGCTCGGATCGGGGATGGGCCTCGTCGGGGTCGATGGTGCTGGGCAGGCCGGCATGATCCGCGCGAAGGTGTGGGAGCTGCCGGAGCTTCACCGTGCAGTGATCATCGCGCGCGCTGCCCCTCGTGACCTGCCGTGCTCGTGTGGCAAGTCGTGCTGTTCTGGCAGCCAGCCGAACCCGGAATGGGATGCGGCTATCAGCTGGCTCACGGATGCGTCGGCCGCGTACTGCTCGGGCTTCAGCCATTACCGCGTACGGCGCGCGATCATCGAAGGCGTCTTCGGGGTGAAGCGCAGCCTGGCTGACGTGGCAGAGGATTGCGACGCGCACGTGAACACGGTCAGCAAGCAGAACGCCGCGGTTCGGAAGTGGCTCGAAGGAAACAGCAAGACGGGCGCCGTCGGCGTGATCGATGCCGCATGGGCTGCAATCGAGCGCAAGCTATCGACCGCAGGACTGCTAAAAAATTGCGAGATTGCTTGACAATGTGTGTTTGACCCACAATAATCACACACATTCGATACACGTGATCAGTGCGTCCAGAGCCCGCTAGGTGAAAGCCTCGCGGGCTTTTTCGTTTCCGCTCCGGAGTTCGCATGGCTGTTCTGGTGTTCCGCCGTACCCCGCGCTGGGTGCGCACTGTCGTCGCAGCAGTTGTCTTTATGCGGCTGCATTACGCAGATCGTCGCCGCGAGCGCTGATGTCGAAGAGGCTTACGACTCTCAAGCCGCGAGTGCAATCGCTCGCTGCGTCGCGTGTCGCGACGATGACGCCTGGATCGTGGCGCGCTGGCAAGAGCAGCAGTGCGGCGCGCGGTTACGGTTACGAATGGCAAAAGCTGCGGGCTGCCCATCTCGCGAAGCATCCGCATTGCGTGTTCTGCTTGCGTGATCTCGGCATGGCTGGGTGGTCGCCCGCTGAAGTGGTGCTCGCGTGTGCGGCTCGAGGCATTGGAGAGCCGCTTGGCACGATCGGCGATCACATCGTCGCGCACCGCGGCGACAGACGGCTCCAGCTCGACCCGACCAACATACAGACGCTCTGCAAAACGCACCACGACAGCGAAAAGCAGCGTCTCGAACGTGGTTGACTGGTTGTTGTGAAGGCGCGACGACGCACAACGAATGTTGCAAAAACGCAACGCACATGCAGCGTTGACGGGGAGGGGGTGCCAAAAGTCTGATGGCCGCCTCGGCCTAGACCGCACGTTCCCTCACGCGCAGAAAATTTTCCCTTTTCAGGATTTTGTTAATGGCTTTAACAGCGAAAAAGCGGAAGTTCGCGGATGCTGTTTTGGCCGGCAAGTCCAATAAGGACGCGGCCATCGCGGCAGGCTACAGCCCCGCGACAGCATCGGCGGCCGGGTCGCGCCTTGTTAAAGATAAGGATGTGGCCCTTTATATCGCGGCGAACCGTGTGCAGAAGGGATCCAATGCCGGCGATCAGTCTCAGCAGCCGGCGCCAGCCCAGAAGCCGGACGGGTTCGATCTCGAAGCGATGACGAACTTCACTGATCCGAAGGCGTTCCTGATCGCAGCGATGAACGACTCTCGTACGGAGCCGAAATTGCGGATCGATGCGGCGAAAGCGCTGATGCCTTTCGTCCACAAGCGGCTGGGCGAGGGCGGCAAGAAGGAACAGCGTGACGAAGCTGCGAAGAAGGCGGCAAGCCGGTTTGCTCCGGCGGCACCGCCGCGGTTGATCGCCAACGGCGGCAAGAAGGTCGAGTGATGGAGTGGACAACGGCATGTCCCGACTGGGAAAGGCGGCTGATTGCGCGCGAGTCGATCATTCCGCCGCCGATTTTCCCGGATCAGGCTGAGCAGGCAGTCGCGATCTTCAAGGAACTGCGGGTCTGTGACCTACCGGGAAAGCCGACCTTCGGCGAATGCAGCGAGCAGTGGGTCTTCGATTTCGTCGCGGCCATTTTCGGTGCCTACGATGCCGAAACCGGCAAGCAACTGATCCGCGAGTTCTTTCTGCTGATCAGCAAGAAGAATACGAAATCGACGATCGCGGCCGGAATCATGCTGACGGCGGTCATTTTGTGTTGGCGCGAGGAAGAAGAGCACCTGATTCTCGCCCCGACGAAGGAGGTCGCGGACAACAGCTTCAAACCGGCGGCGGGGATGATCCGGGCCGATGCAGAGCTGTCCGAGCTGTTTCATGTCCAAGATCACATCCGCACGATAACGCACCGCGTCAGTCGAGCGTCGTTGAAGGTGGTTGCGGCCGACACTGACACGGTATCGGGCAAGAAGTCAGGAAAGATTCTTATCGACGAGCACTGGGTCTTCGGCAAGAGGGCGAACGCAGAAGCGATGTTCATGGAGGCGACCGGAGGCCAGGTGTCGCGGGATGAAGGGTGGGTCATCATCCTGACAACGCAAAGCGACGAGCCGCCGGCCGGTGTGTTCAAAGAGAAGTTGCAGTACTACCGCGACGTGCGTGACGGCAAAATCGTCGACCGGAAGTCGCTCGGCGTGCTGTACGAGTTTCCGGAAGAGATGGTGAAGTCGAAAGCCTACCTCGATCCGGCCAACTACTACATCACGAATCCGAATCTCGGGCGGTCGGTCAGTGCCGAATGGCTGGAGGACCAGCTCAACAAGATCCGCACCAAGACTGACGGATCGTTCCAGCAGTTCATCGCGAAGCACCTCAACGTCGAGATCGGCATGAACCTCCGGTCCGACCGGTGGGCCGGCGCAGACTTCTGGATCAATGCAGGGTTGCCGGAGCGCGTGACGCTTCTCGACCTGATCGAACAATGTGAGGTGATCGCCGCTGGTATCGATGGCGGCGGCCTTGACGACTTATTGGGGCTCAGTGCGGTGGGCCGCGTAAGAGGTGGGCGGAACTGGCTCGCATGGGCGCACGCTTGGGCGCACCCGTCCGTGCTGGAGCGCCGCAAAGAGATTGCGCCGGCGCTTCACGATTTCGAGAAGGCGGGGGATCTGACGATCGTCTCTCGGATCGGCGAGGACGTTGTACAGGCGGCAGAGTATGTCGCTCGCATCGAGCGCGCTGGGCTTCTATACAAGGCCGGCGTCGACCCGGCCGGTATCGGGGCTATCCTCGACGCACTCGCGGCAGCGCGGGTTCCGGAAGACAAGGTGATTGGTATCTCGCAAGGCTGGAAGCTCTCGGGAGCCATCAAGACGACGGAACGCCGCATCGCGGCGGCGTCGGGGCAGCGTATCGAAGGCGACGAAGCCCCTGACGGGGCGTTGTATCACGGCGGCCAACCACTGTTGACGTGGGCAGTTGGAAATGCGCGAGTCGTTCCGGTCGGGAACGCAGTGAACATCACCAAGCAGGTGAGCGGGACCGCCAAGATCGACCCGCTGATGGCGCTGTTTAACGCAGTCTCGCTCATGGCGCTCAATCCGCCCGCGCAGGGCCAGTCGGTCTACGAGTCGCGGGGCATTCGTTTTCTCTGAGGTGTGAATGGGTTTGTTCGATTTCATCCGGCGCGAAAAGCAGCCGGAGGCCCAAGCTCGTCCGCACGTCGAGCCGTCATTTCAGGCCTCGACACCGACGACGTCCATTCCCGGTGAGACGTTCGAAGGCCTCGACGATCCGAGATTGAAGGAATACATCCGGCGCGGCGAGCTGAATGGTGGCACGGGTCGCGAGACGCGAGCGCTGCGAAACATGGCGGTGCTGCGCTGCGTGACCCTGATCTCGGGAACGATCGGCATGCTGCCGATGAACCTGATCAGTAGCGACGACAGCAAGCAGGTATTGACGGACGATCCTGCCCACCGGCTGCTCAAGTACAAGCCGAACGATTGGCAGACGCCGATGGAGTTCAAGAGCTTGATGCAACTGCGCGCGCTGCTCGACGGCGAGTCGATGGCGCGGATCGTGTGGAGCGGTAATCGGCCGATCAGACTGATTCCGATGGATCGAGGTTCGGCAAAAGGCCGCCTCACGTCAACGTGGCAGATCGTCTACGACTACACGACGCCGACCGGGGACAAGATCGAGTTGCCGGCGCGCGAGGTGTTTCACCTGCGTGACTTGTCGATTGATGGCGTCAGCGGGGTCTCGCGAGTCAAGCTGTCTGGAAATGCGCTGGAGCTAGCGGAGCAAGCCGAGCGCGCCGCTTCACGGACGTTCCGAACTGGCGTGATGGCGGGCGGCGCCATCGAGGTTCCGAAGGAACTGTCGGATAACGCATACGGGCGCATGAAAGCGTCCGTGCAAGAGAACCATACCGGATCGGAGAACGCCGGTAGCTGGATGCTGTTGGAGGAAGGTGCGACAGCGAAGCAGTTCTCGAACACCGCAGCATCGGCGCAGCAGATCGAGAACCGAAATCACCAGATCGAAGAGGTCGCGCGCATGTACGGTGTGCCGCGTCCCCTTCTGATGATGGACGACACGAGCTGGGGCAGCGGCATCGAACAGCTCGCGATTTTCTTCATTCAGTACGGGCTTTCGCACTGGTTCGTTTCGTGGGAGCAAGCGGCGGCTCGTGCCTTCCTGCCGGAAAAGATGCTGGGTCAGCGGCAATTCAAATTCAACGAGGGCGCGCTGTTGCGCGGCACGCTGAACGACCAAGCCGCTTTCTTCTCGAAGGCGCTCGGTGCCGGCGGACAGTCTCCTTGGATGAAGCAAAACGAGGTCCGCGAGATGCTGGATTTGCCTCGCGCTGACGATCCGGTCGCCGATCAGCTCCGGAACCCGATGACACAGAAACAGAAGGGGAGTGGCGATGAGCCTCCTGCAACTACCTGAGATTCGCGCTGACCACCGGCTTGGCGCGGCTCAATTCGACGTGCGGCCGGATGCGTTGGAGCGTTGGAATCCCGATGTGCGGGCGGCGAACGCCGACGATGCGGCGGCGATTTCGATCTACGACTCCATCGGCGACAACTGGGAGGGCACCGGCGTCACCGCGAAGCGGATCAGCGCGGCGCTTCGCAACATCGGCGCGCGCGAAGTCACGGTGAACGTCAATTCGCCCGGCGGCGACTTCTTTGAAGGCGTCGCGATCTACAACCTGCTGCGCGAGCACAAGGCCAAGGTAACGGTGAACGTGATGGGGCTTGCGGCGTCGGCAGCCTCGGTCATCGCGATGGCCGGCGACGAGATCCTGATGGGTGACGGCGCGTTTCTGATGATTCACAACGCATGGGCCGTCGCAATTGGGAACCGTCACGACATGGCGGCCGCTGCAGCGACGCTCGCGCCGTTCGATGCGGCAATGGCAAAGCTGTATGCGCAACGGGCCGGCATCTCGGAAGAGACGGCCGCCGCCATGATGGACAAGGAAACGTGGATCGGTGCCGATCAGGCGGTCAAAGACGGATTCGCGACGGGCAAGCTCGACAGCGCACCTATTGCCATGGATACAAACACGAGCTCCGGCCGCAAGGCAATGGCGCTCATCGAAGCGTCGATGGCGCGCGCCGGGTATTCCCGGTCCATGCGCCGTGATGCGCTCAAAGCCCTATTCGACGGTAAGCCGGGCGCTACCGCCGGAAACGCCACGCCGGGCGCTGGCGAAGACGTTGCAGCGTCGCTGCATACCCTCATCAACGCTCTGAAAGGATGACAATATGAGCAAGAAACTCCTGATTGCTGTTCTCACGGCGGCCCTGACGGGCCCGGTTGGCGCTGTTCCGCGAGGCATCATTTCCGTCCGCGCGGAAGGGCCGACCGAGGTCAAGGCCCTGATCGAAAATCTGCAGAAGGCGTTCCACGACTTCAAGGCCGAACACACGAAGCAGCTCGACGCCGTGAAGGCGGGTCTGCCGACGTCCGACGCGTTGGCGAAGGTCGACAAGGTCAGCGCTGATCTCGAAGCACTGCAGGCTGCCGTCGACGAGGCCAACATCAAGATCGCGGCAGCGCAGATGGGCGCGAACGGCGTGAAGCCGCTGCGCGATCCCGAATACACGGAAGCATTCAAGGCGCACGTGAAGCGCGGCGACGTGCAGGCCGCGCTGAACAAGGGCGAGGACAGCGAAGGCGGATACCTGACGCCGATCGAGTGGGATCGTACGATCACCAACAAACTCGTTCTGATTTCGCCGATGCGCCAGCTCTGCCGCGTCCAGCCGGTTTCGAAGGCCGGTTTCTCCAAGCTCTTCAATATGGGCGGCACGACGAGCGGCTGGGTCGGCGAAGCAAGCCAGCGTCCGCAGACCAACGCGGCTACGTTCCAGCCGCTGAGCTTCGCATCGGGCGAAATCTATGCGAACCCGGCTGCTACGCAGCAGATCCTCGACGACGCGGAAATCGATCTCGAGTCGTGGCTCGCGACCGAAGTGCAGACCGAGTTCGCCAAGCAGGAAGGCAAAGCGTTCCTCGCTGGCGACGGCACGAACAAGCCGAACGGGCTGCTTACGTACATCGCGGGCGGTGCCAATGCCGCGAAGCACCCGTTCGGCGCCATCGAAGTCGTGAACAGCGGTGCGGCGGCAGACATCACGTCGGACGGCATCATCGATCTGGTCTACGACCTGCCGAGCGCGTTCACGGGCAACGCCCGCTTCGCGATGAACCGCAACACGCAGCGTCAGGTGCGGAAGCTGAAGGACGGCCAAGGGAACTATCTCTGGCAACCGTCGTACGTAGCGGGGCAGCCGGCGACGCTGGCGGGCTATCCGGTTACCGAGGTGCCGGACATGCCGGATGTGGCGGCGAACTCGACGCCGATTCTCTTCGGCGACTTCCAGCAGACGTATCTGATCATCGACCGCATCGGGGTTCGCGTGCTGCGCGATCCGTACACGGCGAAGCCGTACGTACTGTTCTACACGACGAAGCGCGTCGGCGGCGGCCTGCTGAATCCGGAGCCGATGCGCGCGATGAAGGTCGCCGCCAGCGAGTAAGCGTCGGGCCGTCGCGATTGTGGTTTGAGGGGCGTCGTTGACGCCCCTTTCGTTTTTCTACAGGAGGAATCGTATGGCGACGCTCATCAAGCCCTTCAAAGGCGTGAAGAACGGCGAAATCTACCCGACCGAATTCGAGGCCGGCGACGAGTGCCCGGAAGAGCTGGAAGACGGTGCCCGAGCGGTCGGCGCACTGGAGGGTGCGGAAGAAAAGAAGCCGACCGCACCGAAGAAGTAAGCGATGGCACTGGTCGAACTGAAGCTCGCGCTCGGTTTTGTGCGTGCGAACGCGGGTGTCGAGGATGACGTCGTGCAGATGTTGCTCGACGCCGCGACACAGTCGGCGGTCGATTACCTGAATCGCCAGGTCTTCGAGACGGAGGATGCGATGACCACCGCGATCGAGGCCGGCACTGCAGGGCAAAACCCAATGGTGGTTAATGCGGCAATTCGGGCGGCGATTCTGAAAATCACGGCCGAACTCTACGCAAACCGTGAGGACACAGCGTTCGGCCCGATTACCGAACTGCCGCTTAACGCGCGTGCGCTGTTGCGGCCGCATCGAATCATTCCGGGAGTTTGAGCGTGCTGAGATCGAGCGATCTGACCGAATTCATCGTCATCGAGCGAAAGGGAGGCCGAACGAACGAGAACGGCGAGCCCTTGCCCGATGACTGGGTGACGCACGACGAGGTTTGGGCGAGCGTCCGCTTCGTCAGTGGCAAGGAGCACGTCATTTCCGGAGCGGTACGAAGCTCGGCGATCGCGAGCATCCGTATCAGGTTCCGGGAGGACATCGACAGCGAGATGCGCATTCGCTACGGCGATCAACTGTACGACATCGTTGCCGTGCTTCCGAATCGCAGAAAGGGAAGTCTCGACTTGCCGGTGAAGGTGGGGGAGAAGTATGTCTAGCGTACAAATCCTTGGGCTGGCTGACCTGCAGGCCGATTTCCTGAAGCTGGCGAAAGCGCAGTCGACTAAGGCGCTCAGGCGCGCCACGGTCGCCGGCGCGAACGTGATCCGGGACGAGGCGCGCGCTCGCGCACCGAAAAAGACGGGTAAGTTGAAACGCAACATCGTCACGGCCGCGCTCAAGCAGAAGGATTCGCCGGGTATCGCAACCGCCGGTGTCCGTGTTCGGACGAAGGGCAAGGCAGACTCGCCAAACAACGCGTTCTATTGGCGATTCGTCGAACTGGGAACGCAGTTCATGAAGGCAGAGCCATTCATGCGGCCGGCGTTCGACGCGTCGATCGCTCAGGCCGAGGGCGCAATTCGTACGGAGATCGCGCGGGCGATCGATCAGGTGGTCGGAGGTGGGCTTTGAGCGCATTGACCATCCGTGACGCAATCGGAATTGTCGGGGGCGCCAAAGGCTACGTGTCCGTCGCGAGTTCGGCGGCCCAATCGCCGTACTACGTGGTGTCGCGCGTGAGCGGCACGCGAGACATGGCGCTTGGCGGAGCGACGGGCGGCAAGTCCGGCATGTTCCAGATCGATGTCTACGCGAAAACGTACACCGAGGCCGACTCGCTGGCCGACCAGATCATCGATCGCGTGGAATCGACCGGCATGTTCTCTGTCGGCGGCGTCAGCGACTTACCCGACGACTATTCGAGCGACACCGGTGTATTTCGAGTGAGTCTCGAAATTTCGGTGCAGTTTTGACGTGACTGAAACCAGTATGGCCCGCTTCGGCGGGCCATTTTTTTTGTGAGGGGCTTATGGCCGAGAAGAGCAAGCGCACCAAGGCGCAAGGTACGAAGGTCGAAGTGTCGAAGACCGTTTCGACGGATCTCGACGACAACACCCTGGTGTTCGTCGATCTCAATACGACCGGCAAGACGATTCAATGGCAGGGCGGTCAGTCGTCCGAGATCGACGCAACCACGCTCGCGAGCGAAGAGAAGGAATACGAGCTGGGCCTGCCGGATCCCGGCGAATTCTCGGTCGACGGAAACTACTCGTCCGACGACGAAGGGCAGTCGCTTCTCCGCACGGCCCGTGCAAGCGGCGAGAAACACGTGTTTCGGGTGACCTTCGCCGACCAGTCGCAATTCCTGTTCGTTGGCATGGTGCGGCAGTACACCTGGTCGGCGGCCGTCGACGGCATCGTGACGTCGACGTACAGCGTTCGGGTCAGCGGCGCGCCGAAGCTTGTTCCGCCTCCGGCGCCGCCGGCGGGCTGATCACTGCGCGAACTACAAGGGATAGACGATGACCAACAAGGTAAAACCGGGCGCACTCCGCGCCGCAATTCTGAACCCGCTGGCGGGGTGGCGGCACGAATTCATGCCGATGCCCGAATGGGACGGCGTTACCGTCGCTGTGCGCGAGCCGCTGCTCGAGGACCGCGCGTTCTGGCTCGATCCGCTGCGCGAGGCGGCGGGCGTCGAGCCGGACGACGACGAACAGACCGCGAGAAGCAAGTACAGCCGCGTGAGTGCAGACGCGCACAAGCTCGCGTACGCGCGGCTGTTCGTTCGCGTGCTGTATGTCGAGACCGCCCAGGGGTGGCGTCGCGAATTCGGCGACAGCGATGCCCAAGCGGTCGCCGAGGCGTACGGGCCGGCACACGATCGGGTGGTCACGAAGGCGATCGAGCTCGGCGGCCTCGCCGCAGACCGGGAGGAAGCCGGAAAAAAGCCTTCCGCCGAAACCCCGACCTCCGACTCGAAATGACACTGGCGCTGCGGCTCGGCAGGACGCTTGCCGAGCTGCGCGCGCAGATGTCGGCTGCCGAGTTCGCACTGTGGCAGGCGTTTGACGCGGAGTCGCCGATCAGCGAGGAGCGGTACGACTTGCATGCAGCGATGGTCGCGTCGGCAGTTTTCCAGGCGCAGGGCGCGAAGGTGAAGGTTGCCGACATGATGCCGAAGTGGGGCGGCGAGTCGGAAGATGCTCAGGAGATTGAGGACGATCCGTTCTTCGTCGGTCTCATGAGCTTGGCAAAGTAGGCGGGAAAATCAATGGCAACGAGTCTGCGCGAGCTGATCGTCAGCGTTACCGCGAACACGACCGAGTACGACCGGAGGATGCGTGGGCTGGCGTCGACGGCCGGCGGCTATTTCAACGCGGTGCGTGATGGTGGTCGTGCCGCTGATGCGGCATTTGCGTCGAATGCGGCGAGCGTGCAGGTAACGGTACGCGCGATCGAGGCTGCGCGCGGGTCGCTTCGCGGATACGCGGAAGCCGCGGCCGCGGCGTTCGGCATCCATCAGCTCGTCGATTATGCCGACGAGTGGACGAACCTGAGCAACCGGCTCAAGATCGTCACGCGCGATCAGGTCGATTTTGCGGTCGCGCAGGACGACGTGCTGCGCATCGCGCAAGCAACGCGGCAGCCGCTCGACGCGACGGCGGAGCTGTATCAGCGGATCGCGAACAACACGTCGCACCTTGGTCTGTCCATCAAGCAAGTCGGCCCGCTGGTCGAGACGATCAGCAAGGCGGTGGCGCTGTCCGGCGTATCGGCCGACACAGCGCGGCTTGGCATCGTGCAGCTCGGGCAAGCATTCGCGTCGGGCCAGTTGCGCGGGCAGGACCTTAAGAGCGTTCTGGAGGAATTGCCCGGCGTGGCCGACGCGATCGCGCGCGGCATGGGCCGGGGCACGTCGGAGCTGAAGGCGCTCGCCGAGGACGGCAAGCTCACCGTCGAGAACCTGATCGACGCGCTGCGGAATGCCGGCGCTAGTACCGACGCGTTGTTCGGCAAGGTCGATGTGACCGTCGGGCAAGCGATGACTCGCCTGCAGACCGAGATCGTCGCGTACGTTGGTCGAGCGAACGAAGCGACCGGCGCCAGCGCGAAGCTGTCTCAAGGCATCATCTACGTTGCCGAACACCTCGACGATATAGTCAAGATCAGTGCGTCGCTTGCAGCCGGGCGGCTCGTCACGTATTTGCTGCAAAGTGGTATTGCTGCCCGTCAGGCTGCGATCGACTGGAACACGAAACGGTTGGCACTTGCCGCGGCAACAAAGGAGGAAAGCGCTGCCGCGCTGGTGTCTCTTGAGAAGGCGCGGAGCGATCGCGATGCGGCTGCGGCGAAACTGCAGAACGCACAGGCGGCGGAGGTCGCGGCGCAGGCCGAGCTTGCCGGCATGCGCGCGATGCGCGAAAGCCTCGCGATGCAGTCCGCGTTGATCGCCGGCTCGATTCGATACACGGATGCGAAGCTGGCCGAGGCGCGAGCGATTGAAGCAAGTGCGGTCGCACAGGTCGCGACGGCCCGCTCGAATCTGGCGAACAGTCAGGAAATCGGGACGCGAATCGCCGGGACGCCGTATGCGGCCGTGATCGCGCGCGAGACCGCGGCCGCGCAGGGCGAGCTCGAGCGTGCCGAGGCGTCGCTGGCGTTGGCGCAGCAGCGACGCGTCGCGTTGGAGGCCGCCGCGGCCAAGGGAACGATCGATCAGACGCGCTACGCGGCGGCGCTCGCTGAAACCGAAAAGGGTCTCGCGGCCGCCGAGCGCGAAGTAGCGATCGCGACGCAGGCGCGCGAGCGCGCCGAACGAGGCGCCACCGCGGCGACCGCCGGCTTGGCCGCAGCAACGGAGCGTGCCGCGGTCGCGCAAACGGCGGCCGCCCGCGCAGGCTCGCTCATGCGCACGGTGGGCTCAGGGCTGTTGTCGGTGGTCGGCGGGCTGCCCGGCATCCTGACGACCGTCGGCACGGTGGCGCTTGGCGCGGCAGTGAACTGGCTTGTGTTCCGGGATCATGCGAGCAGCGCGACGTCGAGTTTGATCGACATGCAGGCGCCGCTCGATCAGGTCATCGACAAATACCGGCAGCTCACGCCTTTGCTGCAGGAGGTCGAGCGCCAGCGAGTGAAGCAGGCGCAAGCGGCGGCGACAAGCGATGTCGCGGATGCATACGCCAGACTCGCATCGCGCGCCTCGCAGAGCGTCATCGTTCCGACGTTCGGAGACGGTGCGCCGATCGTCACTGACGAGGATCAGGCGGCACTCGACCGATTCCTCGAAGGGCTGAAGCGCGTCAAGGCCGAAAATCTCGGCGTCGAGGAAAAGTCGCGCGAGCTTGCGCGACTCGTCGACGTGTTCGTCGCGGCGACGCGCGGGGGAGACGATCTCCGAACCGAACTGGTGCAGGACGCATCGGCAATCGATACGGCAGGGGCCGCGGCCGACAGGGGCGCGCGCACGCTGGCAGCGATGGACGCCGCAGCACGGGGTGCTGCTGATGGCATTCGACTGCTCACGGAGGAAAACAACTTCTTCGCCGGCGGCATGGCCGCCGAAGCGTGGAACAAGTACGTCGAGAAACTGAAAGAGGCATCCGACGTCATCGGTATGACCGCCCAGCAACGCGCGGAATACGAGGCGAAGACGAAGGGGGCGAACGCAGCCGAGGCGCGGCAGGCCGGGTTGATTGCGGGGCGCGCGGATGCATACAAGTCGCTGGAAAAGGCGATCCAGGACAAGGATGCGAAGGCGGAAGCCGGCGCACGTCGGAACATCGACAATCTGACGCGCGAGCTCGCGCTGATGAATCAGCAGATGGAGGTCGCGAAGCAGCTCTCTGGCTATCAGAATGCGATTAAAAACGGAGACTTTAGTCAATTTGGAATTGGCAAGGAAACCCCGGAAAAAATTGCACTGGAAGTCGCAGGTAACGTTGCACGGGCGCGTGCTGCTGCGCTGGGTCAGAAAGCATACGACGACACGATGGCGCAGTCGGCCGCGCAGGTCGCGCGTATCGGCGTCAATGCGCCTGCGCTGGCCCATCGGACGCGGGCGGGCGGCGCCCGTTCCGAGCCGGAAAGCAGGCGTCTGCTCGAGAACATCGAGCAGCGGATCGCGCAGCTGCGCGTCGAGGCGGTGGCGACCGACAAGCTGACGCAGTCCGAGAAGGATCGGATCGGCTTCGATCAGAAGCTGACCGATCTGGCGGCGAAGCGCACGAAGCTGTCGGACGGCGACAAGAGCCTGATCCGCGATCAGGCGTCGATTCGCGCGGCCTACGATCGCGCCGTGCAGCTCGAAAAGGAGGTCCGCTATCACGAGGCGATCAATAAGCTGAAGGAACGCAGCGCGCAGATCGACGCCGAGCTGGCCGACTACGCGTCCGAGCGTCAGCGAGAGGTCGCGCGAGAGCTGGCCGCGCTGTCGATGGGCGACAACGCGCGCGAGCTGAATCAGGCAATGAGCCGCGTGAGCGATGAGTTCCGTCGCCGACGTGACGATTTCACGAAAGGCGCGCGAAAAGACGGCACGTTGGGCTCGCCGGAATATCTGGCGGAAATGGAGCGGATTAACCGCGCGGAGGCCGACCAGCTCGAACGTGAACGCGGCTATCTCGATCAGCGGCTCACGTTGCAGCGCGATTGGCGTGTTGGCGCGAGCCGGGCGCTCGCTCTGTATCAGGAGTCCGCCGAGAACGCCGCTGGGCGCGCCGAGGAAGCGTTCACCAGCTCGTTCCGAAATCTCGAGGATGCTGTCGCATCGTTCGCAGCGACCGGGAAGCTGGATTTCCGCGGGCTTGTCGACAGCATGATCGCGGATCTCGCGCGGTTCGCTGCGCGAGCGGCATTGGCGCCTGTGTTCGGTTGGCTCGGCAATGCGATCGGACTTGGCGCGTCTGCCGCAGGTGGATACAGCTCGTCGTCGCTTCTCGGCGGACTGGCGGGCGGCCTGTCGGATGGCGTCGCGGCCGCCGCCGGCGGCAACGCGTACGGGTTCCATCTTGCGACCGGCGGCCACGTCACGGGGCCGGGCACGTCGACGAGCGACAGTATCCCTGCATGGCTGTCGAACGACGAGTTCGTCGTCAAGGCTTCTGCGGTTCGGAAGCCCGGCGTCCTGCGTTTGCTCGAGGCTATCAACGGCGGTCGCGACGTCGGTTTCGCGAAATTTGCGAACGGTGGGCTTGTTGGCGGCAGCGGTGCTGGTGCTGGCGGGCAGTTCGGTGGCGATAGCGCGGCACTGCAGCTGAATATTCCGATAACGATCGAGGGCGGAACGGCCGACGCGTCGCAGATGATGGCGAGCGCCGAGTTTGCGAAGAAGCTCAAGCAGCTGGTGCAGGGGTTGATCGCAACCGAAAGCCGGCAGGGCGGGACGCTCTGGAAGTTGAAAAACAGGATGGGTTAATGACCGACACGTTTAACTGGTCGCCGACCGTCGAGGGGTTCGGTGGCGATACGACGCTGCGTGTGCGCAAGGCCGGGTTCGGCGATGGGTACACGCAGCGCGCAGCCGACGGCCTGAATAACCGGACGGCTACGTACAACCTTCGATTCGTGGGGCGCGCGGACATGATCGCCGCAATCCTTGCGTTTCTTGACGCACACGCCGGCTCTGTCTCGTTCTTCTGGACGCCGCCGCTCCGGCCGCAGGGGCGATTCGTGTGTGAGAAGTACAGCGAGCCTGTGAAGAACGGTGAGGTCTACACAATCACGGCTCAGTTTGAAGAGACGTTTGCGCCATAAGGAAGGCCATGTCTACGCTTCAGAAAATTAATCTCGGAACTCCTCCCAGAGGAGATGACGGTGATTCGACGCGTGTCGGCTTCGCGAAAATGAACGCGAACGTCGATGTTCTCAGCATGCTCGTAGCACTCGGCTACGCGTTGATTACAGACAACACTACGCTGACGCCGGACCAAGTTGGGACGCGATACGGCATCAACATTGCCGATCCGGGAAAGTCGATTACGATCCCGCTCGCGTCCTCTGTCCCGGTGAATGCGTGCCTGCAATTCTTCAACGTTGGAAGCGCGGTAACGGTTGCCACGCAAGGTAACGACGGCACACAGATCAGGGCGCTCAATAAGGGCGACTGGGCGACATACATATCCGACGGCGTGAAATACTGGCACGTTGCAGAGCGCGGGAAAATGCTGTCGGATGAGATTGTTGGCGGAAACCTCACGGTCGGTGGGCGTGTCCTGCTGGGCGGCGCTTCCGACGATGGCTCGACGGCACTGCAGGTCAAGGGGGCCGCAAGTATCGGCAAATTTTTGAGCCGCCCGACGTTCGCGGACAACGTGCCGTGGGACAGCGGGAATTTCGACCCTGCTAGCAAGCTTTCCGTGGTTGGTCGGAAAGATGGAATTGCACCGGCAGCTGGCAATGTCGGAGAAATTCTCACAAGCACCAATTCCACAATCGTATTGCCGAGTAACAGAACCGCAGAGGGTACGACGACGCTACTGCTGACCGCTGGCGAATGGGATGTGCAGGGGAACATGATATTCAATTACAACGCGAACGGCGTGACCCTAACGATGGCATTCGTAAGTGTGGCTACGTCGTCGGCGTCGATTGTTGGCGGGCAGTTTGCGGGGATCGACGGCCTTCAGACTATGGGGTGGGTGACCTTCGTCACGCCGATGGTCAGGTTCAGATTTGCAGCGCCTACGACTGTTTGGTTGAATGCTCAGGCGGCTGCGAACGTGAATGTCCCATGTTGGGGCCAGCTGACAGCGCGTCGTGTCGCGGCGTAGTCGCGGCGTTAATTGGCGATACGTTATTAGGAGTGTGCGCAGATGGCTATTTCCGCGGACGTTCAAAGTCTCGAGCCCGGTCACCGTATCGAGCTATTTGAGGTCGACTGCACAGCGATCGGCGGCGATGTGCTGCGTTTTCATGGGCACCTGCAGTCGACGTCGATCGTGTGGCAGGGTCAAGAGTACAAGCCGTGGCCGATCCAGGCGGCCGGTTTCGAACGGACGTCGGACGCCAGGCAGCCGGCGCCGACACTTACTGTCGGCGACATCAACGGCACGATCACCGCAATGTGTGTCGCGCTGGAGGATCTGGTCGGTGCGAAGGTGTTTCGCCGGCGCACGCTGGCGAAGTATCTCGACGCGGTGAATTTCCCGGACGGGAATCCGACCGCGGACCCGAACGAGCAATGGCCGGTCGAGCAATGGCGAATCGAGCAGAAAAGCGACGAACAGCCGGGCGTGCAGGTCGAGTTCACGCTGTCGTCGCCGCTCGATTTCGGCGGACAGCAGGTTCCCGCACGCCAGATCGTCGGCACGTGCCAGTGGCGCTACCGCGGTCCCGAGTGCGGATACACCGCCATGGTGTTTTTCGACAAGAACGACAACCCGGTGAGCGATCCTGCGTTGGATCGCTGCAGCCAGCGGATCAGCGGGTGCGAACGCCGGTTCGGCGTGAATAACCCGCTGCCTTACGGCGGCTTTTTGTGCGACACGCTCGCATAGCCGACGAACAACTTTCCATCACGGACCCGCCGACTGGCGGGTTTTTTTATGGACGAACGAATCAAACAGGCGATTGCCGATCACGCACTCGCCGAGTATCCGCGCGAGTGCTGCGGGCTCATCGTGCGGACAGCGGCGGGTGACGTGTATTTGCCGGGGCGAAATGTCGCGCCGACTCCGACCGACCAGTTCGCGCTCGCGCCCGAAGACTACGCGGACGCCGAAGACATGGGGGAAATCGTTGCGATGGTGCATTCGCATCCGAACGGCACGGCGCAGCCGAGCATGGCCGATCGTACCGTATGCGAGCGCGCTGGCATTCCCCAATGGGTCATTGTGTCGCTCGGCGTTCAGGCGGACGGCTCGATCGGCGTCGACGACTGGAACGAATTCGGACCCAGCGGATATGTCGCGCCGCTGTATGGCCGCGAATTTCTGCACGGCGTGCTCGACTGCTATGCGTTGATCCGCGACTGGTATCTCGCCGAGCGGGGGATCACGCTGCCCGATTTCGAACGTAAGGACGGTTGGTGGGCTGACGGCCACTCGAACCTGTACATCGCGCACTACCAGGACGCCGGTTTTCTCGACGTCGGCCGCGACGTGGCGCTCGAACCGGGCGACGTCCTGCTGATGCAAATCCGTAGCAAGAACGGTGTTCCGAATCACGCCGGCGTCTATCTCGGCGACGGCATGTTCGCGCATCACATGTACGGCCGCCTGTCCGGAAAGGCCGTATGGGGTTCGATGTGGCGCGACAGCTGTACCACGGTGCTGCGCTACGTGGGAGGCGCCAATTGAGCGAGAAATTGCGAGAGGTGAGGCTGTACGGGATCGCTGGCACGCGTTTCGGGCGCGTGCATCGGCTGGCTGTTTCGTCGACAGCCGAGGCCGTGCGGGCACTGTCGGTATTGCTGCCGGGCTTCCGCAAATTTCTGCTCGAGGCGCGCGACAACGGGCTGACGTTCGCTGTGTTCAACGGCCGCCGAAACCTGAGCCAGGACGATCTCACGGCACCCGTAGGGGACGAGGCGATTCGAATCGCGCCGGTGATCATCGGGAGCAAAAGCGGAGGGCTGTTCCAGACAATTCTTGGGGCAGCACTGGCCGTCGTCGGCTTCGTGTTTGAGCAACCGTCGCTGATCGCGATGGGCGCTTCGATGATGCTCGGCGGTGTCGCGCAAATGTTGAGCCCGCATCAGCCCGGCCTGGCTGGCGTCACTGACAACGGCACGTCCTACTACTTCAACGGGCCTGTGAACAGCGCGGCTCAGGGGGAGCCCGTGCCGCTGATTTACGGCGACACGATCACCGGTTCGAAGGTCGCGAGCTCGGGCATCTACGCAGAGGACCAACAGTGAAAAAGCTATACGCCGAATCCGGGTTGAAGCGGATCAGCGGGGCAAAGGGTGGAGGCGGCGGCGGCGGCGGTGGAGAGTCGCCGGACAGCCTCCATTCGACCGCGCGCGCGAAGGTGCTCGACATCATCGGTGAAGGCCCGATCGTGGGGCTGGTCAACGGCATGCAGTCGGTCTACCTCGACGGTACGCCGATCCAGAATGCCGACGGCTCGGTCAACTTCCAGAACTATACGGTCGACGTTCGGACGGGAACGCTGGATCAGGACTACATGCCTGGCTTTCCGGCGGTCGAGCGCGAAACTGCGGTTGGGATCCCGCTGACGTCGGATGCGCCTTGGGTGCGGCAGGTGCAGAACACGCAGCTCACGGCAGTCCGTATTCGCTTCGGCGTGCCTGCGCTGCAGAAGAGTGACCCGTCGTCCGGCGTGTTCGGCTACCGAGTCGAGTATGCGATTGACCTGTCGGTTGACGGGGGCTCGTACGCGGAAGTGCTGCGCGGCGCCTTTGACGGCAAGACGACGTCGCTGTACGAGCGTTCCCATCGGATCGAGCTGCCGAGTGCGAAATCCGGCTGGCTGGTGCGCGTGCGGCGCATTACGCCGAATGCGCACAGCTCGCTGATCGCCGACACGGTGAACATCGAGGCGATCACCGAAATCATCGACCGCAAGCTGCGCTATCCGATGACTGCGCTCGTGGGTATGACGTTCGACGCGCGCTCGTTCTCGCAGGTCCCGGTGCGCTCGTACCACGTTCGAGGTCTGATCGTGCGTGTGCCGTCGAACTACGATCCTGAGACGCGCACGTACTCGGGCACGTGGGACGGCACGTTCAAACCGGCATGGACGAACAATCCCGCGTGGATCTTCTACGACCTGCTGTTGAACGAGCGCTACGGGCTCGGAAAGACCGTCGATGCATCGATGATCGACAAGTGGGGGCTGTACGAAATCGCGCGCTACTGCGATGTGATGGTGTCGGACGGAAAAGGCGGCGTCGAGCCGCGATTCGCCTGCAACTGCGTGATCCAGTCGGCGGCCGACGCGTTCAAGGTGTTGCAGGACATCGCGAGCGTGTTCCGCGGCATCGCCTACTGGGGGCCGGGAGCTGTCGTCGCATCGGCGGACATGCCGTCAGATCCGGTGTACGTGTACACGGCGGCGAACGTGATCGATGGCTCGTTCCGGTATGTCGGCAGCGAGCGTAAGACGCGGTACACGGTCGCGCTCGTCAGCTATAACGACCCGGCGAACCAGTACAAGCAAGCCGTTGAATACGTGCCGGACGAAGACGGGATCGCGCGCTACGGCGTCATTAAGACGCAGGTTACTGCGTTCGGGTGCACGTCGCAGGCGCAGGCACATCGCGTCGGCCAATGGATTTTGCTCACGTCGCGATACGAGGCGGGAACGGTGTCGTTTCAGGTCGGCATGGACGGCGTGCTGGTCGGTCCGGGGCAGGTGATCGCTATTGCCGATCCGCGCAAGGCGGGGCGGCGCATCGGCGGCCGTATCCGCTCCGCTGCCGGCGCGGTTGTCGTGTTGGACAAGGCGCCCGCAGTGGCGCCGGGTGATCGCTTCACGGCGATCCTGCCGTCGGGCGTCGCACAGTCGCGCGCCGTGAAGTCGGTGGACGGCGACACGCTTACGTTGGTCGACCGCTTCGATGCCGATCCGGTCTCCGGCGCGGTATGGATGCTGGAAAGCGATGCGCTCACCGCGCAGCTGTACCGCGTCGTCAGCGTGCAGGAAAGTGACGAAGAAGGGCAGATCGCCTACACGATCACTGCAACGCGACATGAGCCGGGCAAGTACGCGGCGATCGACGACGGCGCGCAGATTCAGCAGCGGCCGGTGACGGTCGTGCCGCCATCGGTACAGGCACCGCCGAGCAACGTCAGATTGACGACGTACTCGGTGATTGACCAGGGCATCGCGAAAACCAACATGGTGATCGCATGGGACGCCGCGGACAAGGCCGTTACGTATCTGCCGGAATGGCGGAAGGATAACGGCGACTGGGTCGCTGTTGCGCAGACGGGCGGTCTGCAGGTTGAGATCCCGGGCATCTATCAGGGGCGCTACGTCGCGCGTGTGCGCGCGCAGAACGTGATGAACGTGACGTCGCTGCCGGCCGTCAGCGCGGAAACGATGCTGATGGGGAAAACGACTCCACCGCCGTCCGTGGTTTCGCTCAAGGCGTCCGGTGTGGTGTACGGAATCAACCTGGAGTGGAAGTTCCCGGGGGACGGCTCGGCAGGCGACACGCAGCGCACCGAGATCTGGTACAGCCGGACGCCGAGCCGCGACGACGCCACGAAGTTTTCGGATTTCGCGTATCCGCAGGCGTCCACGTCGTATCAGGGGCTTGCGGTCGGGCAGGTGTTCTACTTCTGGGCGCGCCTCGTGGACACGTCCGGAAACGTCGGGCCATGGTATCCGGCCGACGGTCCCGGCGTGCAGGGGCAGCCGACTACCGATGAGGCGGCATACGAGGACTACTTTCGCGGCCAGATCGGCAAAAGTTCGCTGGGCCACGATCTGCTCGAGCCGATCGACTCGATCACGCCTCCGATGGCCGGCGACGCGGAAGAGTACGCGGGCGACGCCACCATGTATGCCGGCGTGTGGTCGCTGCAGTCGGCGATTGCCGAGGGCGACATGGCTGTTGCGCAAAAGGTCGAGACCGTAGCAGCTCAGATGAATTCGGCGACCGCAACGCTGTCCGCTGCTGTCCAGACTGAAGCGAAGGCGCGTGTCGACGCTGACAGCGCAATGGCGCAACAGATCACGACCGTCCAGGCGAAGGCGAACGAAAATGCGGCCGCCGTGCAGACCGTCGCGCAGTCTTATGCGGATCTGAACGGGCGCGTCTCCGCGTCGTACCAGATCAAGACGCAAATCACCTCGGACGGGCGCACGTACATCGCTGGAATCGGTGTCGGCGTCGACAACAACAACGGGATCATCGAATCGCAAGTGTTGGTGTCGGCCCAGCGGTTCGCCGTGGTCGACCCGAACAACGGCGGCTCGATGATCGTGCCATTCGTTGTGCAGGGCGGTCAGGTCTTCATTCGTCAGGCGTTGATCGGCGCTGGATGGATCACGAACGCGATGATCGGCAGCTACATTCAGTCCGACAACTACATCGCGGGCCGGCAGGGGTGGAGACTCGATAAGAGCGGGTGGTTCGAGATCAACGCTGCGGACGGAAGCGGAAATCGGCTGGTGCTGGACGGCAGTAGCGTGCGCGTCTATGACGGAAACGGCATGCTGCGCGTGCGTATGGGGATGTGGTGATGGTTGCTGGCCTTCAGATTTTTGACGGTGCAGGCCGTCTGCTCCTCGATGCGAAATCGCGTGCAGGGCGAGTTGTCGGGATCGTGCATACGGGAGGTGTTGACGGAAGTGTCGCCGCCGATATGTCGGGCGGTGAGCCGTTCTGGGCATTTATGCCGGAGCAGCTGTTCTACCGCGTCTCTGGCGCAGAGCCGTCTCCCGTCGTTTCCATCAATGCCGGTGGAATCAGCTGGTCGTATAGCCCGAACGACAGCGGCTCTAACGCATACACCCGCGTTCCAGGGTGGATTGTTTTCGGAGTGTATTGATGCCGGCGGGATTTCAGGCATTCACTGATACCGGGTTGTATCAGATCGACGGGCGAACGCCCAACTATCAAATGGTGCAGGCGATGGTCGGCCAGGCGGTCAACAGCGATCTGCACTTGGCGTACAACGACGCTAATAGGGAATTTCGCGCTTCGATGCCGAACGTGACGTTCACGTTCAATGCGAATGCCGGACCGATGTATGGCGTGTATGCATCTGGAGGCACGGGGATAACACTCTGGGCCGCCAAGCGCAGTGATCTAGTTTACACATTGACGTTCGTTACCGAGCAGCCATGCACCGTCTACCTGTTTCTGTTTGACCAGGTGCCGCCTGCAGCCGGCAATTTCGGTATGCAGGTATTCGACGCTGGGGGGGTGCTGATTGCCGATTCATCCAGACCGTTCCTGCGAGTACTCGATGTCATTTATGACGAGTACATCCCGGGAACCGGCTGGGCAGTTATCGGACGGCCTTCGCCGCCGTGGCAATCCCGCGCGTACGCAGCGCCAGTTATCGCTTCAGCGATTTACTCGGTGAGAAAAATATGGTGGAACGATCCGCCGGGAGTGCAGCTTACGTCGATTCGCGTGACTGGAAACGTTGTTTCGTGGGGAACCATGATTCATGGCGATGGTGGTGGGAACAACTTCGTCGGGTTTCGTGAGCAGTTCCATTCGAGATTCATGGTGCTGGATGGAACGGGGATCGTGTAACAGGCCGCCGACGTTGGCGGCTTTTCTTTACGGGGAACAGATGCGAGCGAGTCCAACCGAAGTCGCGAGCTACGTGGGGAGCGTTACTGCCGTGGCGTCGTCGCTGACGCTGACGGACATCGGGGTGATCGTCGGTATTTTGACGGCGATCGCGACGTTCGGACTCAACTTCTTTTTCATGTGGCGGAAGGATCGCCGCGAACAGCGCGAGTCGGATATGCGCATTATGGAGATGGAGAAGCACGATGGCTGACGTGCCGAAGAAGACGCTTGTGAGCGTTGTTGGGGCTGCTGCGGCAGCCCTTCTTTTTTCTATCGTGCCGAAGTTCGAGGGGCTCGAGCTCGTCGCGCGGCCGGACCCGATCGGGATCATCACGGCCTGCAATGGCGACACGAAGGACGTGCGCGCCGGCCAGCGCTTCACGCCGGATGAGTGCCGCGCGCGCCTGGAGCAACGTCTGATCGAGCACGCGGAGCCCGTGCTGAAGTGCACGCCGAGCCTGAAGGGCCACACGTACCAGCTCGCGGCCGCCGTGAGCTTCGCATACAACGTCGGCAGCGGTGCGTACTGCAGCAGCACAACGGCGAAGCGGTTCAACTCCGGCGACTGGAAGGGCGCGTGCCGTGCGCTCAACGAGGCCGACAACGGCCGGCCGCAGTGGGTCACGGCCGGCGGCCGCGTGCTGCCCGGACTGGTGAAACGGCGAGCTGAGGAGCGCGCACTGTGCGAGCGGGGGCTGTGATGCTGAAGGCCGTATTGCCGTATCTCCTGGTCGCGCTGCTGGGCGCGGCGGCGGGCGCCGGCGTCGTGCACCTGATCAGCGCGCGCGAGATCGCCGACATGAAGGCGGCCGCCGCTCAGGCCCAGGCGAAGGCGGTAGATGCTGCGCGCGCCGAAGAACAACGCCGCACCGCGGCCCAATCGGAGATTGCGAAAGATGCAAACCAACAACGAACAGCCGCGCTCGCGGATGCTTTTGCTGCTCGTGCTGCCGCTGGCAGCCTGCAGCAGCGTGTCGACCAGCTCGTCGCAGCCGCCCGCCATCCCGCCACTTCCGCCGGAAGCCCGGCAGCCGGCGACGCCCTCGATCTGCTTGCCGACGTGCTCGGCCGCGTTGACGAGCGCGCGGGAGAGCTGGCGGAATACGCTGACCGTGCCCGCATCGCCGGCCAGCAGTGCGAGCGCGACTACGACGCGCTAACGATAGGGAGTTCCACAAGTCGGAATTGATCTGTAAACTTCGAAACTGCGAAGTGAAAGACGCCGATACCAATTAACCTCCGAGACCAAGAATGAAAAAAATCATCGCAGCACTCGCAATTCCGCTGTTTCTCTCCCTGGCCGCATGCGGGGGCGGCGACGACAGCGGCCCTGACTCGTCGGGGCCCGCTATCAAGCTGACATATTCGGGTATGCCGCTCGTTACGTCGCAGCGCGCGCGAACGATGGCGGCCGCAACTGACGTTTCGAGTTCGGCGTCTGCGCCCGGTGTTCCAGCTAACGACGTGCAGCCGACCATTTCCGCATTGCAGGATGCGTTCAAGGCGCGTGGTGCTGACATCGCTATCTACCCCGGCGTGATCAACGGCTCAAAGCTTCATGACATCGTGATGAGCGAGAATAATGGCGTAGGCCCGACTCGTGCAGAGATCGCTGAGGCCAATGTCAATATTTCGTCATGGACGCTCGTCAACTTCCAGTACGACGACATGACGGGATATATCGATACGCCGGAGAAGAAGGCAATGGCGGATCAGTTCTATAAGGACATTCGCATCTTTGCAGCGCGCGAGTACGTCAAGGGCAATGTCGTGTTCTACGCGAACCCGATTATGTCGTGCTTGCCTGCCAAAATTGATTCTTCGGGGTACAGCGTGGCCACTGCGACTCAGTCTCTTCGCGACGCATTGGCCGGAAGCGATGACAACCTTGGCCATGCGATCGGTGGTATTAGCCCGACGCCGGACCAAATGGGTAGCGACTGCCAAACTCCGAACTCGGCCGCACAGGCCTCGTATGTCGACAGCATTGCTGATCCTCTGACCGAGCAATACAAGACTGCGTTGGACACCATCAACAAATGCAAATACGATCCCGAGTCGATTCCGGAGGAGGGACGGTGGGCGCAGTGCTGGGGCATTGAGCCCGTGAAGAAGTAACGCTAGGTGGACGAGTCGCCCTTCCGGAGAAGCGATTCGTCCACTAGACTTCCGTCACCGCGACGGAGGCCATATGAACGCACCTGAGATCGACTGGAAGCAGGCGCCGAAAAGCGCTCGATGGTGGGCTATGGATGCTGACGGGCACGCGTATTGGTACCTTGCGCCAGACGTCGCTGCTTTCACGGATTTCTGGTTTTCGGAATCGAAGCCAGCACCTACCTTCGGGTTCGTTGGCGACTGGCGAACCAGCTTGGTCGAACGACCCGCCTAGGCGAGAGTATCAGGCGTCGAGAGGAAGCATCGGCAGCCCGTCGCTTGGGATGAGCGAGGGATCGAGGTCATCCTCGGCTTGCCAGCATCCAGTTCGCCGATCGACGTTCAGAAGTCGCATTCCGCCGCGCTTCGTTACGAGCATGAGGCCGATTGTTCCGCTGCGTTTCCAGCGATCAGCGGCGGCGTCGTCAATAGGGGCGAACCCACGCTGATAAACGACGATCTTCCGGAACGTGTCCGCGACGAGCTGACGCGCTTTCATGCGCGCGTCGTAGTCGAGCGCCAAGACGCCGTCGACGAGCTGCGCCCACGCCTCTGCCGCAGCCGGTATCCCATGGGCGCTGCTTGCCGCAATCTGGTGTTCGAGAGCCTCGATCTCGCGGCGCTGCTCTTCGAGTTGCGTTTCCAGTTCTCGAGCGCGCCGTGTGAATGCTGCCGGCGCCTTTCCATCGTCTGAAAGCAGGGCGTCCGTGACGCGCTGGATCTGCGCTTCGATGTCCGATGCTCGCTGTCTAGCGACAGCGAGCTGAGCCGTCCGGCGCGCGGTTCCATCGTCACCCTCCAGAAGGCGCGATAGATTGAACTGATCAGAGCAGTAGCGCATGAGCGCGCGCTCCACAATTTCCGATTCACAACTTCCGCCGATCGGGCATCCTTCATTGAAGCTGTTCATCGGGCACGACAGGCGCCGTACGACGCTCTTTCCTTTCGGTGCCCGTGCCTTGGAATTCTGCGTAGTCATCGCGCGCCCGCAGTACCCGCACACCGTGATTGATAGCCCGGTGATGATGTTCGGGATTTCACCCTTCCCCTTCCGGCGGCCGCGCTCGCTCATCGTCTGCTGCAGTTCGGCAAACTCTTCGCGGGTGAGGATCGGTGGGTAGTAACCATCGAGCCGGAATTCTTCGCCGTCGACAGAGATCCGTTTCTCGCCGATCAGTGCCTGGTTGCGCACGATGCGGTACATATGCACGGAATAGTTCCCGGCGTTGCTGACGTAGAGGTTCTGCTCCGTTAAGCGTCGGGTGATCTCGATGGCCCCATGCCCCTCGAGGAACAGATCGATCATCGTCCGAACCGCGAGCACGCGCTCGGGCACATGCTCGAACTTCCCATGCTCGCCAAGCCGCACCCAGTGCGGGTCCTTTCCGTTGCGAATGATCCCGCGCCATGTTCCTGCAACCCACCCCTCGCATTGCCGCCGAATTGCTGCTTTCACGCGCTTGCTTTTCGTGTCTGATTCTTCATGCGCCCGGATCATTACGAGTAGGCTGTACACGAGATCCATCGGCTGTGCTTTCAGTCGCTCACGGTTGTACTCGCGACCATCGCTTGCTGTTACAACTGTGATGCCGGCGTTGATGATCTGCGCAAGCTGTGCCTGAGCCTGAATTGGCTCTGCACGGCTCAGGCGGTCAAGTCCTTCGACGATTAGCACGGAGCCGGGTTGAATGCGTCCGTCCTCGATCGCGCGCAGGAATACGCCGAGTGCCCCCTGCTTGATGTGGCGCTGGTGGAATGCAGACAGTCCTTCGTCGCGTAACGTCAGCGTAGCGTCGAGCTGCATGTCGTGCTCGGTCGCCCATCGCGCCGCGTATTCCATTTGCCGATCCGCACTGCTGCCAGCGGCCTGCTTCGGATCGGAGAAGCGTAGATAGCTGTAGACCTTGGCTTTCGGTTTCTTCGCCAT